GAGTAGTCTGATGTTGACACAAAGTCCAGTGACAGCAATTTAAGAGGATCTCTTAGGTCTATCAAGGTACTTGATAGCACTAGTTGATTCTATAGATTTCTTTCACCGGTCTTTGTGTCAACATCAGACTACTCCTTGACCTCAGTCTTCCCCACCTTAAATGCTGTATACCTTGTCGATGCTTTCAAAATTGCTATTATAACTGATGAAACCACCCCAACTCCTAAACTAATATGCAGACTCGTCAGGAAACTGGGACTACTTATTCCAAGCAGGAACTTGTCATAACTTGATTCAACAGCCCTGAATGTCATTATTCCTCCTGAAAACACTTCCCCGCGAAATTCATATTGTAAAGGGAAGTCTAGTGTCTGATTTGTGCCCTTAATCTTAAGAGAGCAGGCACTGGGTGAGTCATTGATTTCCAATCTCTGTGGTTGGGAAGAGCAAAACACTTCAGGCAGCACAAATGAACAATTACTTGTGAATTGCATTGCCCCAGTTGTCTGTATATCAGTTGCAGAAACTACTATGAATGCTCTGTCAGTGCAGCCAGTGCACCCATACCTATAATCAATCCTAAAAGAACACGATGCTGCAATAATGAGTTGATCTGGTTTGGAAGACATTCTGATCATGAAGCTTCCATATCCCCTTGTCTTTGAAACCACATTTATGGCTCTTGTAGTTCTTGAAACTGATACTGGTCTGTCCTTGTCTATCTGCAATGATCTTACATAACCAGGTGTTGAAGTCATGCATGCCATCTTATCCCCATCAGGCTTACATTGAACAGCCCAATCAGGGAAGAAGGTGCCATTGCTGCTTAATGACATTTGATAGTCACCCAACACGCCTGGCCTACCCATGCTTCTTTCACTTGCATCAGTGAAGTAATAATCATTTTGGTGTTGTCGTATCTTATTGGTAGGTGGATGTAAAAGTGTGGGAGTTAGAGTCATGAGGTGCATGCGTAAGGGTGAATCAATGAAAGGGGATTCATCAGATAGGACAAAAGGGATTGTGTTTCCCAAAGTGTCAGTGTGCTCTATGTGTGCCAGATTTGAGGTTGACACTTCCTTGTAGATCAAATCACAAGAGTTTAGTTCAGGAACCACATCCCAATAGTACCATATGCATATTTGTTCATGGGTGCATTTGCTATTTGACAGATTAGGGACTAGCTCACATGATTCCCTGCCAGATGGCAGCTTGTATGCCTTAGGCCCAACTCTCTCAAACTTTGTATCAACATTGCAGCTTGATTTCTCCCAGCAGGGCCAGTTACCTAAGCAATCGTAATAACTTCTCACATCCAAAGAGAAGTTGCAAGCTTTGTATATGGGGGAGTAATGGATTACCCGTGACATTTCTGACATCTTGATCATTTCTTGGGAGCCAGACGGATATTTCAGGCACAGGGTTGATCCCGCATGTAGTATAACCAAACTTGTAGCCGAGTTCTCGAACTGCTGGTCATGATATATCCCTCCCGTTGCACTCATGAAAAGCACATCATCACACGTTTGTACTGGGGTCAGTGTAGATTGGAGGGCTAACGTCAATAATGCAGCCTTAGTTAAGTTTAAGCTTGACCTATCTGCCTTGGGTGATCTAGGAGCTGGGGTAGGTTTCCAGGATTCATTCTGGTGGTTGAGAGGATTCATTTCAATCCCTTCCGGTCCCTCATCATTGATCCAGTCTTGATCTTTGTATTGGGATTTACACTGTAGCATTTTAGCATCATACTTAGCCAGAAGCTTTGCTAGTGCCTCAGCTCTTTTCATCTCTTTTACTTTTTTGGTTTCCTTGTGGCAGAATCTCATTCTATTGAAGATGTGACATTTATAGTCAATAATGAGTAGGATTGGTAATAGTACTACCACAATTCCGAGAGCAATGGAAATCCCCAGAAGGATGGGTACAGCTTTACTACGACACGATTCATTCCCTTCATTATGTTCACA